CCGGGATTAGCGCCACAGAAGCCGAAGCCAGTGGTACCAATTTGAAACCGCCCTTTTAGAAGAGATTTAATCTTCTGGGAAGGTAAAGGAAACGTTTCTGCTGGGATACAAACTCCAGCAGGAGTCTCGAAAGGAGCAGCTAATGCGCTAAGGTAATCCATCGCGCAATGCGGAATGCGGAAAACTGCTTGAGCCTTTCCCTGTGAGTCACTTACTCTCACAGGCTTCGGAAGATTGCTCTTCTTCCTGCCTTTTGCAGCAGGTTTTTTATTCGGGTTAGTCTTTTTTAGAGTGGCCATCGTTGTGATTTTAAATCCTACCGCCTCCACATCTCCACCACTCTCAAAGCCAGTGAGAATCCGACTAAACGAAGCCGAATCACCCAAAGAAATCGATTGTGACGACAGGAACTCTTCAAAGTCTGGACTAAACTCCGAATATTTGTACATATACCAATTAATGAACTTAAAAACCACCCCAAAAACAAACTCGTTTGTGACACTCAACTGTGCCAAAGCAACAAGCTTGGCAAAAAAGAGGGGAGGGGACAGTTGAACTTGATCAATAAAGACCACAGAAGAACAAATTTTATCCAATCGAGGGATCGGAAGGTACATGTGAAACCCTTCATGGTAGTATAAATACGAACCAAGAAAGGAATGCCTGGAGCTTAAAATAGCACCCGGAAGGACAAAAGTGTAAAAACTTGCACTCTCTTTGATAAGCATACCAAAAGCAGCATACGTATCCACGCTGTATTGCATGAATTCCTCCGGGCCAGTAAAGCCCCAGTATTGGAGGTCAACACTACCAAGCTTGTCATCCGAATAAATCCGGTAAACTGCATGGGCGAAGATCTCGTAGTAACCAACTACTAGGCCTATTGCTAGACCCCTTTTGACAAAAAGATACACAATTATAAATAAATGCATAATCGAGTTGTCAGTGGTGGTATTTGACTTACCAGAATTGACTCCAGTACGACGGCGAACAACCAACCCATTAGGCAAAAGCACACACGGGTAGGTATTATGAAACGAAATGAATTCCTTCATTGCTTCAAAAGGCTGAGGCAAGGGCCCCAGCAAAGCATTTCTGATAACATACACAAAAGCCAGGCAGGCAGTCCTGTCCCAACCAGAAACATCAGACTCATCACGGTAACCAAATTTTTCCAGAGGCTTGACACATTCGTCAAAGCCCCCGTACTGCTTGGTCATTCCATATTGGATCCAACGGTTATGGTGCATTTCCATTAACGCTTTATTTTGTCCACCGTAAACCAACCTCTCACGCAAAAGATGGTGAATTGAAGTTGAGAATACCCCACGGACTTTATTACGGGCTAAGTCTCCTTCTGTAAGGAATTCTTGCTTATCGTTATAAGTATCAATGGGGGTTTCACTCAAGTCAAATGCTCTCTCCAAAACGAGACCAGAGTGGCTTTCAAGCACTGAGGCCTTGGTCTTGAACCCTTGTTTTGAATATGGTAATCCAGCGGCAGACGCCATATTGAATTCCCACAACTCAGGGACAGTCAGAGATGGGGCTCCTCGCAAATAAGACAACGCAATCGTTGTAATCTTCAAAGCAAGACGGAGACACTCATCAGCGACAGGCATTATAGCAGGGACATCACATTTAGAAATCGATAAATCAATAGCTTCTTGTGTTGCCCTAACTTGATGGTAAGTGGCGGATTTGCGAAATAAAAATTTCTCATCAGGGGCTAAGGTTTTCGAAAATTCAACCCAATCTTCATTAGGTTTATCAACAAAATTTTTCCCACTGGGATACGTCCGACCGTAATTGGATTCAGCCAAAACGGAAAGATGTAAATAAGGTTGTTGTGTTGGAGGCCTTAACTCCAAGGTTCCAAAGCAAAGGCTCTGAAATGTAGACTTCGGTCCAGGCTGGTTGCTACTTTCCAGCTGACCCCCTCAAGCGACAGGATGCTTGGCTTTAAACCAGACAAGTGTTTCAGGGGTGAACCTAATGAACTGGTTACAACCAATCCCTTTAGTTGAAGTATGAATGCCAATAAAACTGTTAGCACGCTTATACACTGCAGACCCACAAGAACCAGCAATCGAACTATAATCAGTCGCGATAACAAGTTTATGGGGGTCACTCTCAAGGAAGTCTTTACTAGAAGAAGAGACACCTCCTTGATACCCATCAAAGATGGTCAGTGTTGAGCTGGGTTCGCTCATCATCAACGATTCAGGACTAAGAGTTGGCGTCCCCGATTTATGTACAAAGGGGAAAAAGGCCAAATCAGTCTGCTTGTAGACAAAAACTTTCGTTAAGTCCACAGGAATAATAGCAGTTGTTGCTCCAGTTATTGCCAAAGTGAGCTCAGTTACCTTAACATTGGTATTACCAACATAGAGGAAATGGTTGTTTAAAACAAACCCTTTGCTTATGGCAATAGCACTTCCAATACGAACATTGTTTGTGCTAACGGCCCAAGTTGCTCCAAAGACACGATTTTGAAGGTCTAAGGTTATGATAGAC